TCTTTAAAAGATAAAGCGTTAAATTCTGGCGATGTAGGTAATGCTCCACTCATTAAATTATATCACTCTTTCCTTGTTGGTTAACTGCACTATTAATCATTCCAACAATCATACCTCTTTCGTTAGCTAATAATTGTTGAAACCCAGCAGTATCAACTGCATTAATTGTAAAATTAACATTAACATTTTTACCACCAAGATTAGGACTAACAAACCCACTACTATTAGGAATCATCACCTCGGGGCCTCCCTCACCAACCATGTATGGTTTATTTTCTGATACTGCTCCACCTTGACGTCTTGCAGTAAATTTTTGCGCTCGTATTTGAGATACCTGAGCCATACCAAAAGCTAAAGCAGAACCAGCGGCCGCATAACTCCAAGGAGGTGGGTAAGTTGAAAACGCTTTCATAACTGCCGAATAAGTATTAACGATTGCTTCTGCGATTTTATGTGCTTGTAAAAGTTTAAACATCTTTTTACTATTCCCAGATAATATTGTTAATGTTCCCTCTAAATTACTTCTAATATCTGTCATAGCTTTTGCTCTTAATGCTTTTTTTGCCTTTTCTGTTTCTTCAACTGACCGTAGTCTAGCCAAATCAAATCTTCGTTCCTCGTGGACAAATTCTTCCAATCTTTTATGAAAAGTATCAGTAGCTTTAATTTTTCTTTTATTAACATTTTCTGTATTTTCTGCATCTTCTTGTGCCCATAACATACTATCTTCAAATGGATTTTTAGTTTGTTCCAAAGACTGAAATACTAATTCCATATCCTCTATCTTATCTTTGCTAATATCTAAAAATTTATGAAACTCTTTATATTCAGGTCTGAATTTAAAAAATTCTGCGGCATTGGCTGCAGCAATACCTAAATTACCTAAAGCGATAGCGGTATTAATTGTTGCTTCGGTTATATGAATCATAATTTTAGCAAATCCAAATAAACTATCTAATAATTCGTCTGCTAAATAATTTCCAAACCCAGTTACACTTCCATGAGTTTTTTCAATCCAATGTAAAAATTTTTCTCTTATTGCGTCTGATACTTTTAATATTGATGGTGCAAGTGCCGCAGAAAATTGATGAGTTAATCCAACGATTGCTAATTTACTTCTTGACATTGAATCGTTTGCCGCTTCAACCATACCAACTAGCCGACTATCCATTACCAATCCTAGACGTTCAGCTTCAATTCTCATCTCTGCCATTCCCATTGTTCCATTTTCAATAGCAGTCAAGAGTTCAATATTTCTTCCACCAAATAGTTTGTAAGCGATAGCAGTTTTATTCGTGCCATCTTCCATATTTTTTAAAGCATCAGCAACTAATTCAAATTGTGCAAACAGATCATTATTTGTTGCTCTTAACTCTTCTGCTGTAATGCCTAATTGTTCAAATGCTTCTTTAGCAATACCAGTTCCTTTAACAAGCCAGTCATTAATACCAACTGCTAATGTTCTACTACCTTTGGCAAATGCTTCTAATGACGTTCCGCCTAATTCTGCCGCTAATCTAAATGCGCCTAAATCTTCTGTTGAAATAAATAATTGACGTGATAACTTTCCAATTTTATCTATACTATTTAATGAATTTCTAATCATTAAACCAAGACCAGCTACACCAGCGACTGCCGCCAAACCAGTCTTCATATTAAAGATAGCTTTACTGACGCCTTTTAGTCCACGCTTTAATGTACTAAACGCTCGTTTAGTTTTATCCTTTGCATTGATATCAAATTGTAATTTATTTCTTGCCATTATCTTTTTAATTTAGCGTCTTTGTTTAGTTTATTATAAAACGCACACCATAAATTAAACTCATCAACACTCATATCCATAATGTCGGATAGTTTCAAGTTAAGGTCTTTAGCAAGATGGAGAATATTTAGAAGTTCGTTATCAGACCTGATTTTTTTTTTCCCAGTCTTCAACTGGGATAACTTCAAGTATCTGATTGGCTACTCGCATAACCACATCGGGATCGGCGGAATGTAATAAGGAATGTTTATCGTCTAACTTATATATTTTATTGCCCTTGTCATCTTCGGCTTTTAAAATAAGTACATTTGCGAATAAGGTAACATCGTCAGGTCTTGTATCACGAGTTAATCTCCGCTTTTCTGCTAAAGTCAAAGGTCTAGCATATATAACAGATGGTTTACCTTCTTTGGTTTCCCATTCTGGTATCTCAATACGTTTTATGTCTTTTGATTTAAAATGTTCTTTAGCGGATTCAAGTATATCACTCATAGGAGATTTAATACTTAAATAAAACTAAATAGTCAAATTAATTAAACTGTACCCCTAGTTAGCGCACCAGTTAAAGTAGCTGAAAAAGTTGCTTCTATCATACCATCAGTAGGAGTTGATACAGAATTGGCAGTAATAATCCACGTTCCACCAAAATAATAATCTGCTGAATCAGCACCCTCTGGATATAAATAAAGAGTCACTTGTTCACCCTCCGCTATTGCTATCTGTCCGTTAGTGTCTGTTTCGTCCCAGAAACACTCGACAGACGCAGTTGCGCCTTTTTTGCCAACTTGGAAAGTTTTGGAAGTATCAGTTAATGTAGTATCTTCTAATAATTCTGCTGTTGTGTCTAAAGTAAAACTTCTCACTTCTGCAATAATATTAGAACCACATTTTACTAAACCTGAACTTCCTGTATGTGTTGCCATTATTTATTTTCCTCTTTTTTTATTTTCTGTTTAGCTTTATTACTAAACACAGGTTTTGTAACAGCATCGTTGACCTTTGTGTACCCCATTTTCAAATAATAGTCTTCCTTATCTGCAAATGTTTCAATCACACTATCTCCGTTAGGTGTTTTTAATTTTATTCTATTGGTTGCCATAATTATACTCCAGTTTGTACTGCGTTTTCGATAGTATTGTAAGAGATAAGATAGGTCAACCTCATCAACCCTGTCTTTTGACTGGCCGTATCAAAATCCACTTCTGTTGAAACTAATTTTGTATCTTTTGCATTACCACCACGACTAATATCAGTTACCATCGCTTCTTCTACTTCTTCTGCAATCGTATCTAACGTATCATCTATGTTAGCTGTTCCTCGACAATGTGCTTCGATAATTAAATTTAATGCTCTGAATTGAGTTCTAGTATTTTGGCCCAGCGTATAATCTTCAACTGTTTCATCTAACGTATAAACAATTAAAGCTGGAAGATTCCCAGTCTGTAAAGGAAAATATCTTGTTTCATAAACATTGGAACCAGTAGTAGATAAACTTGTAACTGTTGTAACAACGTGTTCTCTAATTGCTTTTCTAATATGGGCCATCTTATCCTGATAATGTAAATCTTGTCATTCCTGTTCCGTCAGGCAATATCTCTTTAATGTAATAAGTAACGCTATCAATAACAAAGGTATCGTTAAAGGTAGCATCAGAAACATCACTTGATTTACAAGTAAAAACTGGCACTTCTTCTATAAGTCCAGCTTCGCCTACACTTTGCTCTATTGATTCTTTATCGAAAATTCCTTTAACTGTTGAACTTGTACTGGCACTAACATCAGTAAAAGTTGCTGATTTAGCGAAATCGTCTGTATCAAAAAATATTGCTCGTTCTGTATCTGTTTCTATTGCCATATTACTTGTTTTTTTTTAAACATTTTGTTAATACTTTAACTAGGAATGGATTGGCCATAAATATCTTTTCGTAACCATTACCTACTGCTTTAGCAATAGGTTCCTCTCCTTTAGTATTCACATCAATATCTTCCATATTCATTATTATATGAAACAACTCGTGCATTAAAGTATTAAATAACTTTAAATCTTTCAACCTCTTATCTAAATGAAGTGTATGTAAATTAGGATCGTACAACCCTAAACAATCTTGAAGTATGACATAATAAACTTTAATCTTTCTTTTACCATACTTGATAAAAGATAATTTCATTACATTAGAATATCGCTAATAGTATAATAACAATAACAACAGCAATCCCAATAGATGCTTTAGGGTGTGCCTTTGCTAACTTATACCAATTTCTTAAACTGGTAATCATAAGACTCCTCTATTTCTTTTTTCTCGAAAAAAAACTTTTCTTTTTAACAGTTTCTTTATGTTCAGGTTTTTTAGTCGATTCAGCACTTGCAATAGCTTTACCCATACCGATTAATAATTCTCCATCGTTTTGAGTAGCTTCTATTACATCTCCAGCTTTTGCTAATTGACCTTTAACAAAAGTTTGTTTTAGTATTTTTATTTTCATAATAATTCCTTGTATCTAAAAGAAAAGGCGTGGTCAATGCCACGCCTAATCTTGTAAATGCGTTAATTACGCATTATTATCTTGAATTGCCGCAAAACTTTCTGCGTGTCTAACAGCAACATCTACATCGTATAACCCAATTATTCTAGTACCACCTTTAGAGGCATTAGTATAAGGATCAACAGATATATCTAAACTACCCCATTCTCCAACAATCAGGTCATTAAAATTCCCGAAAGTTAAAGCAGAGCAATCTCCACTTGATGAACCCTTTGTCAGAGTATCAGGCGAGTTTGTTGTTGAAAAGACATTGTAACCCAGTAGCTTGTTTTGATCGTTCATGATCATGACAGAGTCAGAAGAACCGACTTTAGCCGTAGCCATTAAACGAGAAACTGCAAGTGGAGAAGTAACCCAAGCCAACGCACCTATATCTGCGTTGTCAGTAGCAACTTCTTTCCAAGTTTCAACAGCTAATGCCCAAGTAAACGCACCACCATTCGTTCCAATAGCAACAGAACCAATACCTGATGTATTTAAAATACCAGTTGGCTTGTTACTAGAACCAGAACCTTGAATGGCTTGTTTATCAACTTCATTAGAAAGTGTTTTTAAAATATCATTTCTAACAATAGTTTCGATTGCTGGAGTAGATTGGTGCATTAAGTGTCTTGATATGTCAGTAAATGTTCCCAAAGTTTTTGGAGCCATTGTGACTTGTCTGTAAGTTGGATTAACTTCCGTTACTGCCGAATTTTCTCCAACCCATGATGCAGAATTAACTGCATTTTGTGCTGGTATAGCGACATCGCCAACTAAACCACTTAAGAATAACGCACCAGCTTGTTTCACAACCATTCTTGCTCTTAATGCTTCAATAAATGAACCACTTAAAAGGTTAGTTGCTACCAAGTTTCCACCATCACCAGCCGATCCTTGAATAAGGTCTCTAGTCCAACGAACGTCTGTTGGAACATAGACACCTTTAGGAGTTTTGCCAGTTTTACGAGAGATTTCATCAGACGCTTCTTTTTCAAGTTCAGCACCAGACCAATTTCCAGTTGTCATAGCTTTAATAGCTTTGACAAGAGAATAATCTCGTGATTCCTTGTTAGAAAGTCCAATGTCATCTTTCTTGTCCAAAGGTTTTGCTTCGCCAAGTTTGTTTAAAACAACTCCTCTAAATTGAGCAAGATTTGTGCCATCATTAATTGCTTTATCCGCTAGGTCTTTGCAGTTATGCTTTGCACCTAATGAATTAATTTCTTTAATTCTAGCTGTTTCTTCTTTTCTCGCTTTAGCGATTTGTTCTTCAACATTAACTTGTGGAGTTTCAACTTTTGGATTTTCTTTTGCTTTTTCCATTGTGTTTTCCCTAGTTATGATCTCAATAGTTTCTTTACAACTATCTTGATCGGTTGAATTATCATATCTACTACGTCCTACGCCAACAGTTGTGTCTGCTGGTACGGAAACAATAGACGCTTCCAATGGTTTCCAATTAACACGATAAGTTGGACTTTCCTCGTCCTTATCATCGCTTTTAATCTTATCCATCTTCATTATTTCGTAGCCAACACTCACATTACTGCGAATACCATCTACGACATCACGAAAAACCTCATCAGCTAGTTTTGATTTACCAAATCTCACGACTGCA